CCAAAAGAAGTATCTCCTGCCATAATCCTCCCCCCCTTTCAATGCAAACAAAAAGGGACATACCACTAGCACTACATGCTTTCGGTATGTCCCTGAGTTGTTCTCAATAGACTTTATTTTTTTGTTTCTTTCTTACATAGATGGGTAAATTTCCCATCTGAATAGAATAAAGTAATTTCTCCAAATTTTGGAACTTTTTCTATTTCAATTATACCACATTTTTCATAAACAACAAACCCTTTTTCTGTTGCAAATCCCATTCCGTCTACATTCATTAAACTATCTCTCCTTTAAATTTATTTATTGTGTATCGTTTGTCTTTGATAGTGAAAGCCTTAAAAGCATTACCCTCTAATCCCTTCAAGATTCTACTTGAATTTCTAGCATTATAAACTGTTCGTAGTTCGCTACTATCTAGATTCGTGTTAAAAATTGTAGTTTCTCGATTATTGATAATATCAAATAGAAAATCCTGTTCCCAGTCACTCTTAGGACTGATTGTCCCATTCTTCGCTCCCAGGTCGTCAATGATTAGAAAATCTACATTGATTAGTTTTTTAACTGCTTCATGTTCCGTTAAACTAGCATTCTTACCATACTGCCAACCTTCTTTTATTTGCTTTATAATTTCAGTTAGACTTACAAATAAAACACTCTTAGGCTCTTTCCTTTCTCTGAAGCTCTCATTTATTTCTTTTGCCATTGCAAGAGATAAATGACTTTTCCCTATACCTGTACTTCCACTTATTAAAGTATTGCCTGTCATACCATTTAGGTACTTTTCGACTTGCCCCTTAGCAAAGTCTAATAGTTGTCGTTCTTCTGTGGTGTTGACAATAAAATTATCGAATGTTGCACCTTTTAACTCGTTCGGGATCATACTTTCACGCATTAAGACATCATAGGTTTTAAAATATTCTTGCCTGTCTTCAAACTCCTTTACCAGTTCTTTTTCTTTTTGCTCAATTTCCTCTTGGCCACATTCAGGGCAAAATTCTAGCAAACTTCGTTCCTTGCTTCCTCGTACAGGTATTGAGATTTCCCAATAGTTTACCTGGTGAATCTCACATACTTTTTCAGATATCTTTCTGTTGTTGTATTCTTTAAATTTATCTTGCATTTTTTAACTCCTAAAATGGTAGATCTGGAAAGTTATTGTCTGGCTTACTTTTAGAAATTTTAGGTTTTTGATTTAAATAACTGTCAAACTTAGAACCGAATAGTGTTTCAGGTCTTAAATATTTAAAGAACTCAGGATTATCTTTCCATTCTTCCGTTTTTACATCAATCACCTGTTTAAAATCTTCAAGTGTGTAACCTTCATTAAACCTAGCTAGCAAAAACTTCTTTGTCTTATCAACAAATTTATAACGCTTATTAGCAACTTGATTCAGATAAACAATCGGAATCCAAAGTTCTTTATTTTTTGTTTTCTCTAAATCCTTTATAGAGTTTTCGTCTAGCCACTCAGGAAAGATATATTCTGAGCTTTGCTCAGTAGGAGAGTTTTGCTCGACTATATATTCTTTATCTAACTTTAACTCTAGCTCTAACTCTAACTCTTTATCTATCTCTTTCTCTGTTGGACATGAGTTGGAAACAGTCTCTAATTTTTGGACATTCTCCAATTTTGGTAAATTTTGACTATTTTTTCTTTGGTCTCGCTTGTATTTTGCCCAGTTTGTTTCACTCTCAACCATGGCTTTTGCTTGCGATAATGTCGCATGTCCATCATCATCGATCTGAATTAGTCCACATTTTGTAAAATATGCGACTGTCATATTTATATCATCCTCGGACACATCCAATTTTAAAGCTAGCTCCTGTACCAAATTATCAAAATATCCCTCATAGTACAAAATACAGTCATCTTCTAAGCTTTCTAACATAAGACGGATGTAAATAACAGTCATAGTATAGCCACCTGGCATATGTTTGAGTCGTTTAATAAAAAGATTATCAAAAAACTTCTTATCAACTTTCAACCAAAAATATACTTTAGTCTTTGCCATCATCTACCCCCAGGAACTTCAAAATATCCGTAACTTTGTAATAGACTTTTCTAGTATCTTCTAGTGGTGGTTGGTAACGTCTTAGTCCTGCACCTTCCCACTTTTGCAAGGTTTTGTATTTTATATCTAACTCGTCCATAGCTTCTTGTGCTGATATTAAACCAGTTAGTCGTGGTTTAGGTCGTTCTCGAACTGCTAGATAGTTTTCTATAACCGTGCTTATTCTATTAGTCAAATCATGTTCGCTTTCTTTACTCAAACTAAACATACTTAGTCCCCTTTACTGACCATTCCAAGCTGAATATATCGCCCATAATCAGGGCTTAAATCCTCGCTAGATGTCTCTGTTGTCTGTGTACTTTCTCGCTCAATTCGGGCGCTTTTTTGGCGGTCTAGGTGGTTTAGATAGATTAGTAAACCAATAGCTACCACAATAAAGATAACCGCCTGTATGTTGGTTAAATCTAACTCATTCATGTTTTATCCCCTTTCTATAGTCATTAGCCTGTTGAGTATGTTCTGAAATGAGTTGGTTCATAGCTTGGATTACTGTATTTAGTAAAGCTGATGATTGTTTACTGTCTTCCATGCTAGCCATTTCTAAGACTAGTAGAGTATCAGTTAACTGACAACAAAGCCCCTCATAATCTACTAGAACATCATTTGTATTTACTGTCATATTATTTCCTTTTCTTTTGCCTTTTCTTATACAAGTTTCCACCCACTCCAAACGCTGGGCGATTGCCCCAAGTTGGCGAACGCTTGTAGCGGTGTTTCGTGAGTAATTACCCATCTTTCAGCTAAACAAGGCCTTAGAATCACCCTGTCAGCGCTTGATTTCAAAACCTTTTCTAATTGCTTGCCTGCTCTTCGGTTTTTCTTTAGATATTTGATATAATAGATATTTTTTGCTATAATCAGAGCATAGAAAAAATTTCTATATCCTTAATCTTGTCGCTTGCTCGCCTCGTCTAAAATTTGAGCAAGTGATTTTTTTATTTTCTTTTTGCATGATTACTACCTGACTTTGGTTTATAAAGCAAGTCTTTACTTTCGATAAGATCTAGAATCCAACTGATTCCCTGTTCTACTGTTTCAAGAAATGCGCCCAGGTCTTCACTGTCCAAGTTCTCGTAGTTCATACAAAGATATTCGGCTAGTTGTCTGTCTTTCTCAACTAGCTTTTTAAAATCCTTGGGATACTTAGGAATTTCTAACCCCTTGGCATTTGTAACTGTCTTAAAATCATTTTCCATTTTCTATACTCCTATACTTTAAAAATTAGTTCTTTAATTTCTGAATACCCCCTATTCAAGCTAATCATAGCTATTGCCATATCTTCCAAACGTTGGTAGTTTGTCAATTCTACACTTGTCAAGCCATCAATACCGTTCTTACTTTCTCGCTCATTCATGAGTTGCGCTTTATTCTTCCCTGTCGCTCCCTTTAGTAGTAAGTTTGTAAGTGTACTATAGGCATGCTTAGGTGCTTTCTCCCATGTTTGAATAGCTTCAGTTAAGCTTTTACGCTTTGGTTTTTCTAGTTCCCGTTGAAGATAGCGTTTAGAAAGTTCATCACGCATTTCAAAGAAGGCTTTAACTAGGTTAGTTTTGAAGTTGGCCACTTGCTCAGTATTTTTTAAGAATGTAACTAACAAGGTCGCTTGTTGCTCATTCAAAATATAATCCTTAGTATTCTGGCCGCTTTCCATAGCTTGGATTTTAAATCCAACCTTTCCGAACCGTTCAAACCTTACTTGATGTTTGCGGATTGTCTTGGTTATTGTATGATGTTGCAATCCAGTGCATTCTGCTACGATACTGCTCAGTGTATACGGCTCTTTTCTGCCGTCCATGTAAACCAGTTCCATTGGTTCGCTCCTTTCTTCTTGTTGCTCGTGCTTGCCACCTAAAACAGTACCAAGGTAAATCATTGAGGTAGGGAAAAATTAGGAGAGAATGAACCCCTACAAACCCTTGATACTGCCATAGGTAGCAAGCAAAATAATCTAGTAAATAATTAACTAATTCCGTTTATCAATCTCCAGTGGTAAAGCACCACATGAGAAATCTGTAAATGTAGAGTAGTATTGCGATTGGTTCGCTCCTTTCTAATAATCTTCTAAAAGCCACTCTATCACACTTTCGTAAATGCGCTTAGGTGCATCGTAGTTGCCAGCTTCAATTTTTGCTAGAGTAGGAGGTGTAATTTTTAGTTTCTTGGCTAACTGAACTTTTCCAAGCTGAAGCTCCCCTCGTTTTCGACGAACTTTTTTTGCATGTTCTATTGTTAATAACATTATCAACTCACTCCTTTCTAAAAAATCTTGATTTGGACGAAAGTTTTTTCATCACACTTTGAATTATAAACGAATTTATTTTCGTTGTCAAGCGATAAATGAAATTTTTTTCGTCTATGATTTTATTTTTTCTCTCTACTATGTTATACTTTAGATAAACGTATAAGAGGATAACTAATGGAAAAACAAACACCTAAAAATAATCTAAAAAAACTTAGAATAGAAAAAGGATTCTCCCAAAAAGAATTTTACGAAGATATTATAAAAAAAGAACTAGGTTTGAATATTACTTTACGAACTTATCAAAATTGGGAAAATCCAAATAATGAAATCAAATCAAAACCTGCTCTACTACTTGCAGAATATTTCGGGGTAAATGTTGGATATCTTTTAGGGGAAGACGAAAGAAGAACAACCTACCTAACCTCTACTCTAGAGAAATATAGTGATAACATGGAATCCCCAGTAGATTTCGCAGGATATGGTTTGTTGGCGCTAACTCGTGGTGAAAAAGTAAGGGATACCGTAATAGAAAACCTTAGAGAAATCACAGACTATTATGGACATAGAAGATTTGCTAAAGAAGAATTTAAAAATTGGAGTCAAGAAAAAAAAGATCTT